AAAAATAGTACAATCAAAACCGCCGCAAGCTATACCAGTCAAACCACAAAATCAAATCATACAGCCACAAACAGCATTGGAACAAGCAGCCGCACAGGCACAAGCAAAATTGGCAGCTGCTAAAGCCGCACAAGCACAACTATTGGCAGCCAGAACTGAAGAAAATACTGGCTCAGGTGCAACACAGTTAAAATTTAAAAAACGTTAATCCATCATACAAAAAGAAGGTTCTACTGTATAAGTAGTTGCCCATTGATACGTATACCAATGAAAATATCCGTCCTCTTTCCAGGCAGATACATTTCCTACATGTTTCTTATCTATCCATATATAATTAAATGTATCCGCTAAAGAATCTGTTATTTCTATTGCTGCTTCTTCCCTACTATGTTCTGTTATGATAGAACTTTCTAACCATGCAGTACACCATCCCATTTTTCCTCCATCATTCATTTCTTGATAGGTATCTTGAAAACATGCCAAAATAAAATCATACCCCTTCTTATATAGTCGCCATGTTTGTGGAGAATGTCGATTACGTATGATACATACTTGCGGATATATAGTATGATAAATATCTATTAATCGATGCGCTACATCCGTTGAAATCTTTAGAACATTTGAAGAAATAGTATGACATATTTGGCGAAAGACATATTGTCCTGTATAAAATGGTGAATTTAAAATAGATAAAGAAGAACCTTCCTTCAGAAACATGGCATAAGGTATACCCTTTTCATTTGCATAACAATGAAGTTGTGTCAATAAATAATCCCCTACTCCTCTTTTTCTCCATAATGGATGAATACAAAATGCATCTACACGATATATATCAGGCATACACTGTGTAAGTAGCTGTCCTACAAAACGATAGCGCAATGTTCCTACGATTTGTTGTGTATCTCTTACTACAAATAATAAGTCTTTTTCTCTTAATAGTTCATCTTCTTTTAATAGAAAAAGTGGCGTATGTGGTGGATTTCCAAAATAGGTACGCAAATAGCTACAAATTTCTGTACGAAGGGAAATAGGTGCGTCATGTGCTACAATAATTGCAGATAGGCCTGTAGGAGAAGGAAGTCTATGTTTTTCAAAAAGTGTCATTTTAAAATCGCCACATGGCTTGATTGTTTCTGTATAGTGTTCCCAAAATACCATGATTGATATGATGCCATTCTTTTTAAACTATGATAAAGGAATTAAAGACATTCATCATATATTAAAATAAATAGTATGGAATATCGACGTAATACATTGCTACACGAGGACGAGGAGCAACCTATCACACGTTCCTCTTTTTCTTATTATCAATCCATTGAAGAATTTAATGATTATCGATATGGTGGAACCTCATATTCTTGTTTCCATCTATGGAAACATCTGCTAAATTTTATTTGCTGTTCCCGAAACAAGAAACGAACAGAACATGCAGATGACTGATAAGAAAACAACAAAACGATGTATTCAATGTAAGAAAAAACTTGGTGTTATGGAATATCGATGCAAATGTGATAAACTATTTTGTATTTCACATTTGTAACCACAAGAACATGGTTGTACATGGGACTATAAATTGGATGCTACCCAACTTCTTACTAAACAATTGGTAGTAGGTCCACTTTCTTCTAAGATAGACCCAATATAGCCCCTCTTATATAGGTCCTTTGATGTGCCCAATATATAGTGCAGCAATATCAGGGCACCATCGTGTATTTAAACGTGTCGTTCGCGGATGAAACCAATCCACTTTATCTTTTTCTTTTCGATCACGCTTCCATCGCTCAAATCCTTTTGGATGCGCTTTTATCCATTCAAATGTAGTAAAAGATTGTGAAATCTGTTCTGGAGTAATAAATCCTTGAAAGATATGGTATTGAAAATAGGTATCGGGTGGAAAATCGGATTCTTGTGACTGAAAAACAAGACCTGTATGTTTAACACGTTTTACTTCTGTTATATGTGATTCTTCATCCGTTTCTCGCAATACATTCTCTATTAATAATTGAAGAATAGGTTTGTGTTTATTAGCGGTTAGTTCTTTTCCTTCCATTTGTCCCTTTGGAGGTTCCCATGCGGCAGAGGATGCGCGTTTTTTTCTATCTTTCACGACTAAAAAATGCTGGTTATTAAATTTTTCTGTGGTAGGATGTAAAAAGATACAAGAACGTAAATAAACACGCCACCCCTCTATTGGATGCTCCACATACGCGTATGATTTATCAGGATCAAACGGGAGACGTTCCGACCCCCGTATTAGTCCTTTTTGAAAAATATCAAAGATGTGAGACATCTGTTTCTATGAATTATATTTATTTATAATTCATAGGAATGCGTGGTCTTAAAAAGGAAATATTATTTCGAATTGTCAAAATATTGGATATGGGTTATATTGTATTTATTTATTTCATATTAGGTATTGCTCTAGCTAAATTATCTGATATTATTTTTGGAATATACGATGAAAAAGAGGAAAAGAAGAAATCAATCATACAATTGGGAGCTGAAATTATGTTAATGATTTGGAGCAATATTATCATTTTCTATGTTGCACGAAATGTGGTACAAATGATACCTTCTCCATTTCATAATATAGCAGGATTTGATCATTTCCGTCTGAAAGAATTAGGCGGCTCCGCTATTTTAGGAGTAACTTACGTCTATTTTCAAACCAATCTTAAATCTAAAATATCGGATCTACATAATCGACTGAAGTAATTCTTATTCTGAATTTCGCGTAAAAAAGAGTAAATATCCATACTGAAAAGAAAGAGGCATCAAATCCACATATTTGGTATAGGACCATCCATTGGCTGTTGCCTTTCTAATAATATCAGAAATACTTGGCATAACCATACTATGTTTTTGACGCCGAGTTGATCCATCTTTAAAGCGAAACGTTTCACGAAATTCAGCTTTGGGATAGTCTAATTCAAAAATAGACTCATAATCAAACTTATCAAATACAACAGTTGATTTCGTAATACGTTCTTTTACATAATTCTGAGGAGAAATTCCTACCCATGGATTACTTGAATCTAACACAGGGACAAATTTATATTTATTAACAACTTCAACTGCTAACGTTCCGCCCGGTTTCACCCATAAGGATAAATTACGAAATAAATTGTCCAAATCAGGAAAGTAGTAAATGGTAAAATAAAGAAGACATGCGTTGGTAAATTCGGCGGCGGCTGCCGCGCCTGGTCCAATTAAATCAAACGTGCGAAATTCCACATCCTGTTTCTGTAGGTCTGTTAATGATGTACTTGGCAATGTTGTCCCTTTCGCATACCGAATCATAGAAGTACTCTTATCAATACCAACCGCATGACCTGCGCCCAATTTTACAAAAGAGCATGTTCCAATTCCAATTCCACAACCTGCATCCAAAATCTTCATATGATCTTTGGATTGGCCCTTCGAAAATTCCTCCATACATAATGCCGTTTCTGCTTGAATGAGATTCTCATTTTGCGTTAACTTTGTAAAAACAGACGCATAGAAATCATCAAATAATTCATCATTTCCTAACCATACATATTTTGAGGCCGATGCATCGGACTCTGTGACAAATCCTTCACTAATCGTCGATACATCGATTGTCGTTAATTTATCCATAGTTAGAATAATAACATAATTGACAACGATTAGTAATAGTGCAACAAGCAATACTGTTTGCCATGTATCAAAAGTACATAATGTAAGGAATGCCGCAATGATAACAATGGTAGCATATACGACAATTTTTTGAAAGAACCCTTCCATTCTACTCTCTTCTTCATTCTTTTTTGATTGTTTTCCTTCGCTTACTGGTTTTCTTTCTGATTCTTCGACAAGTAACACCATTCTTTTTCCCACATTCGCTTGAATATCCCGCTATTTTCTTACAAATGGTAGCATAAGGGTCTTGAAAGCTGGAGTCCATTGTACAACGTATTTTCCATAACCATTCCATCGTAGAATTCCTACTATCCAGTGTGGGAGGGTGTATTTTTTCTGCTGCCATCCAATGAAGATTAATAGAAATAGGTAAGACACCCGGGAGAAATTCCCAAAAACGCTTAAACCAATACATTCTCCATTTCATAGGAAGTACATTCCATTTGTTCTTTTCACAATGCTTCTTACAACGATATACTTCTTTGGGGCAATTTGGCATTGGTAGTTCATGTCGTGTAATTTCCTTCGGATGATGATATCCCACTGCAAATAAGAAATCCCAACAAACGACCATTTGTTGCTCCCATGGACATTGTAATAATTTATTATACATTTTTTCAACATAGGCAAAAGACGGATTTGAAGAATGATAAAGCCCTTGTGTACGCAATTTATGAGATACACAATTATGAATAGTATATAACCATTTTTTAAGATTAAGTGTAGGAGGAATTCCCTTATTTTCTTGAAAGGGATGCTCTCGATAATAATCTGTTAGCGATGTTCTACAATATTTACATGGCAAAATATATGGAATTGTCTCGAAAAACGCGGCATAACTATTTGCATTTTTAACAGAATAAGTATAATCAAATGAAATCATATGGAGTAATTTCCATCCAGATGGACCCCAAAATCGTGTATCCATTTCCCTACCCAAGATTAATATATATTATAATACAGCGATGTAATATAATATATATTTGTATAGAGTAATATATAAAGTAATATATAAAGTAATATAAATGAAAAGATATTAGCCTCCACCAAATCCACTGAAACTGAGTGGGGCAAGATAGGGGCGCACAAGAGATTCACTGTCTGGAGTTGCGTTTTCTGCCTTACATTTTACAACAGCCGGAGGGCACGACTGACGTGCACATGGGGCACATGGAGCGCATTTTGTGGGAGCAGGGCATGTTGTCTCAGGGCATCGTGGACGAGGGCATGGCGGACACTCTCCCTTCGCCTTTTGGCATTTAGAGCAATCCAAAATGACAGGTCCTTGTCTTTGAATCGATGATTTGAGAACATAATTACTCAAATCAGGAACAGGGGGACACTCTGTCTTTAAAATATAATTGCTCATATCAGGTAAAGCAGGACATGATGGAATCGAACTCTTCAGTACATAATTGCTCATATTAGGCTGTTTACACTCAGGGCATGCCGGATGAGGACGTGCGCTGGGGCGCTTACATCCGCATGGCGATGGCTCTCCACAGCTATCACAAGGACCATTGCTTTCAAATCCCTCTTGTTTTATCCATTTGGAGAAATAAAGGCCTATTGCCAGACCTATCACAAAAATTCCTATCAAATGAATTAATGAACTCTGCATTCTGTTCGTAACCTACTTTTTAATAGGTAATAATTCTAAATCTCATCGTTCTGATTCTCTCACATAAATAACATCTTCAAATTGTCTAAGTCTAACGTTATTTAGCAATTCTCCAGCCTGGCCAATCCAATGGAGGACACCCACATGTTTCAGGAAGACCTGGATCAGGTGTAGCCTGTAATCGATTGCAAATCATACGTGCATATCCTTTCCATGAAAATCCTTCTGATACCTTATTTTTTAGGTTGCGTAGTCCAAAATCTTTTGCTTTTAATCCACGTTTTATTATTTGTGATTCAATATCTTTTGCTCGTTTTTCCCAATCAAAATGAGATGGTCCACGACCTGCATCTGATGGTAGAGGCGCCATTCGATCTGTAATTTTCTTTCCATTATCCATTGGTGTAAATTTAGCATTAGATACATTATCTAAATCAGCTGCGGACGGAAATCCTGTTTTATCAATCGTTGAACCGCTCTTTTTGGATGCCATAGTTGCACCATTTTGTTGGGTACCTGCACCGTTTTGTTGGATTGCGGCACCATTCTGGGCGTTTACACCCTTTACAATTGTATTTGACATCATACTTGCCACATCAGATAATTGATACGCAATCTCTGCCTCACGAGGTGCTGTATATTTTACTTGAAAGGATGCGCTGATTCCATTCAAAATCGTATCTAAATACTTATCAGCCAATTTTCCAATTTCTCTTGCCGACGCTGGATCATTTTGTGAATAAGCTGGAAACATATTTGCAACACCTGATGGAAGTCCCATAGATTGTATCAATTGAGGAATGGGATCGCTTGAATTTCCAGGTGTGGGGAATATTGCATCTACTTCTTTTTTTGTAAGTTTAATCTCTGATTCTAAAATTACACCATCTTGAATTGAATTTATTAAATCTTGAAATACTGATTTACCACGAGCAATCGCAACAACACGTGCATCTACTTCTGGAGATGATGTTCCACTTGCTGATATATTCATTGATTCTGCATCCATACGTGTAATGGCAG